GAAGCAACAGACTTGGGTGCAAATGCTCCAATGTTATCTGCTATTTTGTTAAACTGAAAGATTAATGGAGTACCTACATATTCCATTCTGTAGATAGCTTTCTCCATAAAGATCACACCAGCACTCTCACCACCTACAATGGCTTGAATATTACCATGTGATCCTACAATATCTTGGAAACCTGATTGTGTAGCTTGGCTTGGTGTCCATGTAGAACTATCATTAATACCTGACCATTTTACTCTTTGATTGTAAGTTGTAGAGCTTTCTACTGTATAACCAGCTACTACAAAATCTCTAATTACTGCAATATATTTTGCTTTAAGAGCAACAAGATCACTAAAAGCACTACTTGTACCTTCTGTAAACTTTTGAATATTATCTGCAAAATTAGTAGCAATAATGTTTGAGCCAAATTGTGTAAATGCCCAAAAGTCTCTAGCGTTCTCTGTCGTAGAGTTATTGTAGCCACCAGCTTTACTTTTATCTTGAAAGACTAGAGAGGAGTCCATCTGATAAAGTTTTGTAGCATCACCAGCATAGTTTGTAGAACCACTAGCACTAAAACTTGTAAATAAACCTAATGCACTACCTGTTAATCCTGTACCACTTAGTGCTTGAAAACCAGCTAGGCTTTTATAACCTTTAGCTAGAGGTAAGACATTATCAACTACTAAAGCACCTGAGTTCTCGTAAGTAGGTAAATCAGCTTGTAAATCGCCAAACTCAATCATCTACACCACCTGTGGTGTGGACATCTGTAAAGGAGAAGATGTAGTTGATCCTCTTGAAGAAGTTTCATTAGCATTTTTTAATGCTTCTTTATACAGAGTTGCCCAAGTATTTATCCTTTCGTCTTGCATAATAAATGGTGCAGATTCAGCTAATGCACCATATAGATACAATTCAGGATAGTTTGTTAATATTGTATTTGTTGTATTGTCGTCTGATAATGCAGATATATTTTTATAATAATTAATTTGTAAAGTTGTTGCTGAGTCAGGAGCTACACCTAAAAGAATATTTGTACCGAGAATAGTAAAATATGTAGGTTTGCCTCTAGACTGACTGATATTATATTTGTTGTAAAAATCACTGTTGTTTATAAATCTTAATGTGCAATAGGGATCACTTTGATAAATAACTGTTGTCGCTTCTACATAACCTGTCGGTAGTGCATAACTTTGTGTACCAGCAACTGTCGTAATTGATGTATCAGTGTTTACCATTTCTCTTACTCGTAACTCTCTATTGAGTCTAGCCTCAGTTAAAGTAATGAAGTCACCTAAGTATGCAGTGAGATCACTTCTATTAAGGTAGTTTGCAATAGTAGTTTTGAGATTGGAGTATGTGTCTAATGCCATTATAAGTTACCTGTATATATTCTAAAATGTTTGTTATCAGAGTCATTTAACCAACGAAAAAATCTAGTTTTATCTAAAACTTTCCCATTATAATTTAAGATGCCTTGTTTCGCTAATTGATGAACTACAATGTTAGGTAGTCTAGCTACACGATAACCTTTTTCATTCTCAAATGCTTTTGCTTTATATGCACCTTCGTTTTGTGCTACTTTATTAGCATCTAATATTTCTTTTATCGTTGCTGGATCTTGATAGTTTTCAATATGTATTTTATTCTCAGCTTCATCAACAATAAGATTAGTTTTTACTGATGACTGATCGTTAGAATCGTTTAGTGAGAATATTTTTGCCATTACTTTATTGCTTTAGCTATCATCGCATCTACAGTATCTTTCATGGATAAACCTTGATTACCTGAAATGCTTAACATTGGATCGTATTTACGATCACCCATTGATGTTTGTTTAGATTGTTTCTTACCATCACCTTTAGATATCATTTGGTCTGATTTCTTTGCGTTAGCTACAACCTTAAACAACTTTGATGTATGTTTTTTGTTTGTGAATATTGCCATTTGTTCCTCTCTATAAGTAAAGGGGGTGCATGAAACACCCCCCAAGATAAATAATTATGCAGTTAGGTTAAAGATACCATAGTTTGCATTTGGTGCTTTTGCACATAAAGCATACTCAGCTAAGAGTAACTTCTTGTCAGAGTCACCAGTCTTTGCAAGATCAGTAGTTTGGAATGGTCTGAGGAAGTCCACTGACCACATATCCATTTGTAGGATATCTACTCTGTTTGCATTTTGATGTCTGTTTGGTACGAAAGCTACCTCACCGAAATCAGATACATAAATGTCAGTCGTACCGATTGATACTCTGTCACTCGCATCTTTGTATTTCGTTGCAACACCAGCAAAAGCTGAAGCTAGTTGCTTGTGTGATGGTGACATCATTACTGTCTCAGGCTCTCCACCTAATTCAAAGGCTTTTAAAAGACCAGCTTTTAATAGTGCCTCTGTGTAAGTTCTGTTTGTACCACCAGCGATTGCTGTTGCACCTGTACCAGCAGGAGTTGCTGAAGGTGAACCATTAGTTGAGAAGTTACCAGCAGCAGAAGATGTACCTGGTTTGTTACCACCATACCATGTTCCAACAGAAGCAGTTTCTCTAGCTGTGGATGCGTTACCAGCGACTTTTGCATTTTCGATTCCTACTAATGCTCTTTCAATGTCTCGCTTGATTTCTTTACCCATCTTCGCTAATTGGTACGCCATCTGTGTACTCATTCCAGCGTTATCCACTGCATCATCAGTACCAGAAATAGTTACTGCTTTTGCAGAAATTTGGGTTTGGTTATTAAGTCTCACAGTAGCAGTTCTTGCATCGCCTGTGTAGTCATCACCTTCGATTTGTGCGTTTGCAGCAGCATCAGCTAGTGAGTCTGTCTGCCATTCGTAAAGTGTGTTTGTTGCTGTACCTTTAGATGCATTGCTCATAAAAGGAGTTTCAGAAGGTGAAATATTGTAAATTACATCAGCTAAATCTTCTCTTATAGAATTAACTCCATCATAGGAATCGTATGTATTGGTCGGTTGAGCCAAATTTTAGTCCTTTCTATATATGTTATTGAGAATAAATCTCTTGAAGAACAGAAACTGCGTCTTGCACTTTTCCTGTCTTTTTGAGATTTGCTTTTTTAGATTTCAATCGCTTTACTACTTCATTATCATCTTGAATTTTAGGACTAGATGAACTAACCACTTTCGATACCTTTGTTACTTTTTTATTTTTTAGATTAGCTTTCTTTAACTTATCGTAACGATAAGCATTCGCTAACATCATAACTGCTCGGTGATCGACTAACATTGCAATTTCTTGATCGGCATATCCAATCGACTTTGCATAGTTAGTTAAGTTTTTTACAAACTCAGGGCCTTTATCTTTGTCTCCATAGATAGGTAGTTTTTCAGCAAGAAGTTTTCTCTCATTATCTAAATATTGAGAATAGACCTTTTCGCTTTCTTGTTGTTTTTCTTGGCGAATACGATCTTGTTCTTGTTGAGCTGCTACTTGTAACTCTTTTCTACGATCTTGTTCAGCTTTCTGTTTTACAAACTCTGCTGGATCTTCTTGATAGAGTCTTTCCATATCGACTTGAGGTTCGGTAGCTCTTAGTTGTTCGGATAATACTTGAAGTTGCTTTTCGTATTGATCTCTTTTTATTTTAGCCTCCTCGTTTAACCTGGTGTTTTCGTTTTTTAATTCTTCAACACTTTTTCTATCTTGAGATAGCTTTTCAGTCTTACGAGTATAATCACTTTGTCGAGAATATCCCTTTTTGAGTTCATCAAGGGTAACTTCAGTCTCTTGACCATTAATGGTAAGTTTATAAAGTTCCTGATTACTATCTAAAGGTGTTTCATCTTCAATTTGATCTATTAGTTCTGGATCTTCTAAAGCATCATCGATATTCGTTTCCGAGTCGCTTACTTCTTTAGTTGATTCTTCACTTGCTGTTTCCTGAGTCTCTGAGGCGTTTACATTTAACAAGTTCTTCAGGGCTTCAGCTGCCTCTCCTTGTGTATTGAGAGGTTTGGGCATTGGTGCAACAGATTCAGTTTGAGTTTCTGTTGCAGAGTCCATTGCTGGTTGTTCTGCCATTTAATTACTCCTATTTTTTTATGATTTTACCAGTCTCCATGACGGACTGTATTTGCATCACAACGAGTTCCAACATTCTTCTCATAACAAAAATGTTTTCTCTCTGTTCTGAATTTTGTAGATCACTACTTAACCATTCTTGATTAAGGTCTAATCGAATTTTGTTTACTGCTTCTATACA